ATCCGCTTTAAATTGATGTACGGGATGAGCAACAGTGCAGCCAGTTATCTCTATCCCCCAGCCTTTATAACGCAGTTCATCAGCAAAACAAGTAGGACAATCCCAGTTTGCATTCCCACCTCGTGTACTTGATTGTACATAGGCCATAGCTAACATTTGTGTCTCAGATCGTTGTATCTTAGCTAATAACTTGTAATTATACATCCTGGCCACACCTCTCAGTGTCTTCGTCGTGGTAAATTTATCAACGAACGATTGAACTTGGCCTTGCAATGTGGAAGCATATAAATCTGCCACATATCGGGAATGATAAGGCCTAATCAATTTGAGGGTATCCATAAGCTCGACATTCTTCTCCTCAGACACAGCAAGCAACTGAGCGAAAGTGTCATTCAGGACGTAACCAGTATGTAGTAGTGTTTCTTTGACGGCCGATCTCATGACTGTTACCTTATCAGTAGCTTTAGCTGTGTTTATGGAACCGGGATTCGTCAGCAATTTCTCCATATTGGCGGTCAAAGAAAGAATGGGGTCACACCAACAAGCGTATATTTCTTTCAATTTAGCGGGACATATAGTGCTCTGTCTGACTATTTCACACCAGGTCAGATAAGATGTAACTTTATCTGGGAACCCTTTGGAGAGGAAGTCTAATGGGTTTTGGACAGGGTAGCCCCCGAACTCAACATTTCCTTGTAGTAATCTCAAAATGCATTCCTCTATTCCCAGATCGTGATGAGTGAAGGACCTATTACCAATACTCATAGATATATTTCCGGAAAAGAGAGGAGCACCTAATAATGGAGAGAACACAAAATGGTATCTGAAGGCTTTATGAGCCTCGCTCATTGCAATCAAATAGGACACCTCGTAAGTGTATGAATTGTAAGCAGCTGACTGAGCATTGGCGAAAATACTAGCTATGGAGTTATATAAGCTAGGATAATCCTCATTCGCCAGATGGAAGCATCTTGATATCCTCTTGAGAGACATACTCATAGGAACTCCTCTAACAATCAATAGTTTGCTATAAGCATACACTGCACCAGATGCCCAGGTTTCTTCCCTCTTAATGGGCAGTCCGAGGGAGTCAAAGAAATCAAATATTTTGTGCAAGACCCTCCTTGCCTCAATGCGAAACAACGGTTTTTTCTCCGGTTTCATCTTCCTGGACCACCGATTAAATGTAATAGAAAGTACTTGATTGTCACCTTGCCCCATTAGCGCAATGGTGACTGGATCCTTTTTCAAAATATACTTTAACACAGCGACAGTTAGCAACGTCCAACCTTTTTGTCTAAGTCCCTCGCAACCGCCTTCTTGATCGGTCCAAACCAGTTCTCCATTTTCCCCCAAAATCTGATCTGGGGTAGGCCATTCTTCACCATCCGCGCAATAAAACAATGTTTTCTTAAATAAGTCGTGGGTGATGGAATAAACACACTTGAACCCGAATAAAGCGTCCAATTGTTCAAACATCGGGATAGTATTGCAGGACCTGAAATTCAAATTCCACTTTTCAAAATCCATATTAACAATGATTCGAACAGGATCTAACCAATCCGAATGCTTATTGTTCATTTTTATTTGTTTCTTGGTGACGGAGAGCAAGTCGTCTGTTAGTGTGATTTCAGGTATTAATTTTAAAATAGTCTTGGCCAGTAGAGCCTCTGTATAACCAAAGTATAATTTCAGAGGCATCGACATGAGTGAAAATAACCTGGGCTTTGTTTTCAACTCTCTCTCTTTAGGAGTTACACCGATAGTCAGCTGTTCAGATGGGAGACCTCCATCCCTATCGATTTGCAAAAGAAATTCATAAGGGTTAGGCTCAGGATTTCTCAGATAATTGCACAACACCCGCCTCTTTTGCCAGTCTGACCTTTTTCTCGACAATAGTTCTTGCTTGACCTCACTCCGGCTCACTCCGCAGGCCTTATCGTTTATAACATCCAAGGTGCTAAGATGAGCAATAGGATTATAACACTGTTTAAGCTCAACATCTGCCCAATCAACAACATCAACGTGAGCAACCATTGGTCTGTTGTATTGCAAGCATTCTTGTAGGTAATTCTCTCTCTTAGTAATGATCTCATAAAAAGGATAGCGTTTCTTCTTATAAAAGAAGCTGAAGAATATTAATTCTTTAGAGGCGGCCGATATGATCTCTGAGGCTGAACGAGAGATAGTTTTTCGAGGCTCTGCCACCTTTCTGTTAGCCGCAATACCAAGACTGGAGAGAACGTAAGGATGACCCCAATGGCGGTACAATCCAAAGATCTGAACTAGAGCTTCATCCCTGACGTAACCTCGGCTTGCTCTATGTAACGGATGAAACAGTTCTTGGGTCAACTTCAAGTTGGCTGCTGACAATAAGCCTAGTAGAGCCTCTTCATATGATAATTTAATGAACTTGCTGAAATCCTCTGCAAGATCTAAACCCTCACTTGTTTGATGTTGCAAGGTGGAAATACAAATGGCTTCATGGTGTTTAATAAGGTCATAAGCTTGATTCCCGAATAGGCCTATCAGTGTATCCCCCCATTTATACAAGTCGATGATCAAAGACCTTAGATCATCAGATGCCTCTCTATTTACCCACTTATCGACATCAATGTATAAGAAGGTGAGATGTCGAGCGGAGAACAGATCAGATAATGCTAAGATAAACATATAATCCGACACAGAAACAACTGATTCATCTTTATAAACCGCAACATATTCGCTTGTAAAGTAAAAGGAGAGAGGCCCTAGTTGATGTCGGAAGGAAAACCTACTAGAATTGCAAACAGCAACGGAATAAGCTTTGATTAGCTCAGAAAAATTCTCTCTTAACACTCCGTAGATCCCCGTCTCGGCACTCACAGTTATGTCCTTAAGATCCAACAACCCAATGCCGAATTTTTCCCGAAGAATGTTCACGTTTGTCACTCCAGTCTCTAGGGTCTTAAAATGATCAAGATTAGAAGATATCAAAAGACCACTTGCTGCCAAGCCAATCAACTCTCTCAACACAACGAGAGGATCAGTGGATATATTATAAGCTCTGAAGTGGTTGGTGACTTCCTCAACACCGCATGTTATCCCAAGAACACCGGACAGATAACTGATCTGGGCCCTTCTCAATTGAAGAGTCTTTAAAGGAGAATTTAAATGAGTATCAGGCACGAAAAAACGCTCTTTTTCATTCGTTTCTAAATCATCCAATTGATTGCTACTCGAATACATGAGTTTTTATTTACCAAGCTCGATTAATCGCTCGTTTGCGGTTGTAATGCCCATATCATCCCCTTATAGTGGTCAAGCACCGTAACTAGATGTGCCACTTCCATCCATGATCCTAAACAATCCTCCATTGAGGATCTGAGAGGAGCTTGATTGGACAACATTCCTGATAGGAGTTCTGCAGTAAGGACTTAACTTCAACACATGTGTCTTTCGCCAATCTTCTAATGTGCTCTTGCATGTCTTAAAAGTACAGCAGATTGTCTCGGTTTGTGAAAGACAAGCACAAACATCATCCGCAAGGATCAAGGAATATCCGTTCTTATAATAACTGAGACTATCGATCAACTGTCCTGTGGAGATTGTCATGCTGTGGTTAAGATGATTCCCTGTTCTGGTGCAGGTATGATTCATTATCTCAACGCTCGGGGACCCCTCGTATATGACAAATCTGTTGCCTAGTAAATTAGCATGGATAGTTTCCAAATTTAATCTAGAATTCAACATGGCACTTATATAAGATGGGAGGGGGTATATCATCACTTTAGGACAACATTCACAAACTGCATGTCCAGTAGTTACGAGCTCCAAAGACACTTTGGAATAGGTTGTCAATCCCCAACTTGGTCTTGACCACACGATGGTAGCATCAGTCTCAGCCCACAACCACGTTAAATCTATCATCCTCCTCCCGAGCGTGGAAGAATTCAAAAATCCTTTAGGAGTGTTAGACGCTGAAGGACCAGGAATGACTTCCATGGCATTCTCCACCGCGGCGGTTGAAATGGCACCTGGATCTGCATCCTTGGACATAGTCGATGTGGCTGCAGTACTTTCTCTCAAATCAGTACTATTAGGTTTGTCTTTATTTAAATCATCTGCTTTCATGCCTGATACAAC